ATAAGTAGGGGTCAACTAATCCCTCAGTCAACCCCCTGTGTATAATTTATAGTTAAATTAATTATAACACAATAGTATTTATTAAAGTAGAGTGTCCTTGAGGTTATATTTACCAACTACTTTATCTGATTGTACTTCTTTTGCAGTCTTTCTAGAAAACCTATCTGCCAATGGCGTATTAGGATTCTTATCTGCAATCTTTTGAAGTGTTTCTTTCATACCACCATCCATTTTCTTGATGATATGGTCACCCACAAAATGAGGAGCAGTTAATACTTTCTCTATGTGTGGATTGTTTTCTAGATACTCTGGTTTCTCTGCAATCTTCATTATCTTATCGAAGACTTCACCTGTATCTTTATTCTTAAATGTGTATGTCGGCATTTTTTTCCCTGTACCATTCTGGTTTTGTTCTGTTTTTCCAAGTAGCGAATCCATTCTTTTCATTTATATAGTAGTTCTTATATGCTTCTATAGGATTACCAACTACTTTACAATACTCTGGCATTGCTTGAGGTACTTCTGTCAAACCAATGTCTTTAATATTGCTTGGTGTCTTTAATAATTCCAATGATGGTTTAGATGCACCATGTATCTTTCCATATCTATAAGTATACTCTGCAAGACAAGCCACATAAATCTTATACATCAAACGGTAATTTGATTTACTTTCACGCACCCACACATTACAAGGATGATTCACATGACTCGCCTTATACAGTATACTTTCTCTTTCATCAGGCATTTTCCATCTTTTGATTCTATGATTATTTTTAGTTCTACCTTCGTACAATTCACCATCCAACACTCTGTGTGCTGTAGATAGTAATTGTGCATATTCAGTTGCCATCTTAACTACATGTTTATCAACATGCATTTTGATGTTTTCTATTGGGTCTTTATGTAGATAAAATATATTCATTCATCAGTTCCTTTACTTTTACTAGGTTTTTGTATTGTAACACATTGGCACTCATACTGTCAATAGACCCTTTAATCAGTCCTAAATCGGTCTTTAAGACCTCTTTTAGAGGGTATATGTCTACATGTATCAAGAAGACTGCTGTCGTGTCTTTAATAACTGTCATAGTCCTTTCGTGTTCAACTCTAAAGGTTAAATCATCCAAACTATCAAAGTCTGGTTTCTCATACAATGGGTGATTACTATATCCATCTAGTGATGTTATACCCCATGTATATCTTTCAAATGATTGTCCACTTGTCATAGCTCTCATGATACCGTCAGATGCACGAACTAGTGTTTCATTGTCTGCAATAGGTTCATGTAATTCTGCAAGAGTCTTTCCTACTTTTTCTCCAGCGTTCCATGATGATGGAAATGCCACAAAACACGACTCAAGTTTCCCATTATGCATAATTACAATGTCGTCTTCTATGGCTAATCCCAACTGTTGTATATTCTCACAATCAATTAAAACTCTGTAATCACTTTTTTGATTAAACAATCCTAGTTTTTGTGCAGTCTTAAATACTAATTCTTCTTCTACTGCAAGTGGTGTTTCAAACCAAATATTTTTACCTAGATTATCTAGCTCAATTCTTTTTTGTGATTGAATAAAAACATCAGTATCGTTTGCATTAAATGTTGGTCGTTCACAAGGTTTAAAAACAGGTTTCATATCAAACGGCGTTCTAATTACATGTTCTAACATCACTTCTCCCAACGATAAAATATATGGTCCTCAATTTCTATAGTTTTTGTTTTTGTTTTAGCCCAAGATGGTCTTACATAATCTGCATGATAATGTGTTGCACCATCTGTAATATCAAGTAACTCATGGTTTGGTTGACCTTGTACATCATAGATATAATTTACTAATTCATATATCTCATTATAAATTTTTATATTTTTAGGTTTGTCTGATTTACCATCACAAAACCAACTGAACTGACACTTGTTTCGAATAGGGTCGCCACTTGCATATGTTAAACCTTGTTTAACAACTTCACATACTGTGTTTGGAAATCTTTTATCGTCTACACGATTTTGTGTAACTTGTGCAACTGCTAACCAACCAGCTTGACCTTGACCTCTTGCTTCAAAATAAATGTTTTCTGTTAAACATTTTCTATCATCTCCAAATGCACTATTCCATGCAATCAATAATATAAAAACTATCAATATTAATTTTACATCTGTCCATCCCATCACGAAACCTCTTTAACTTCTTGTACTACACTTTTTGGAATGATAGTAGAATTACCACATTCATCAATACTGCCATCATCATTAAAATTAAAATCTGATACGATTCTAATCATCTCCTCATTATCATCAATTAAAAAACCTGTACTTAAACATCTAGGTAAAGAAGATTCTTTAACATCTTCAACACTTCTCCACGAACTATCAGATACTATATCAACCCAATATACATGGACAAACTTATATGGTATTTTTTTAATTTGTCTACTCATAATTAATGGAGCGTATGGATTGTACTGCCCAATCTTCTACAGGATGGAATCCTATCGTAATACTTTTATACCACATACGCATATCCCTCGTTAAAGTGCTACCACCAACTCTTTGATGAGGTCGAGAGAGAGAGTGAGTTGGTGATAGCGTAACTTTTACTATATCCTCATCATCTGAAACATTATAACAGCTTGACACAACTATTGTCAAGTTTTTTATACTCCAGAAGCACTTCCAGGCGCTTGTGGGTATACAGGTGGTTTTTGAATCATGAAATCATCATCCCAACCAAATGCTTCTTTTACTACATCCTTTGATAAACCTTTATACACTTTATGTAAATTTTTATCTTTTGCATCACATAATACTTTTGCTTCACTTTCATGTAGACCTTCGCACATTTGAATAAACATTTTTTCTTTCTGTGCTTGTGGTGTATCATTGTCTGCACCCTTAACAAAGTGCCAAAGTTTTTTTGATTCCATTTGTAAAACTGTATGTTCAGTTCCCATAGGAGCATCATTTTTATTAAAAGGTACTTCACCTTCTGGTATCACCCATTCTATTTTAGGGTCAAAAGATGCCTTCAACAACATTCTTAATGCTGGTGTGTCATTTGTTATTAGTGTTGCTACTTTTTCTACTTTTGTTTTCGCCTTGTGTACTTTATCAAGTATTTCTGAAAACAGTAGTGTGTGTGTCTGATATGCCATTTTAAAATTCTCCAATTTGTTCAGTTAGACTTTTTAGTCGTTTATCTATAAAATAATTTAACAACTTACTTCTGTCACCACTAGTGGCAACATTGAAATCATCTAGAATCTTTTTTTCTAATTCTTCTGGGATATTATCCAGATTAATCAGTCTATTGTTTCTTTGATAATTTCGTTTCACTTCATTATCTAGTTCGTCAATTTCTTGAGCTAATATACTTTCAATTCTTTTAGATGTTAAAGGTCTTTGCCTTAGTGCATCTGTAAATGTATGGTCTGGTGATAATACATTAGGTATTCCATCTGACCTATCGCCTTTAAGTATATGTTCTTTTATATATACAACAGGGTCAACCCCATTTATATGTTTCTTTGTAATAGGACTATACTGTCGTACATTATTATATTTATGCAACTGAATAAAGTCCTTATCACCAGATACAATCATAATTTTTTCGTCTTGATACTTCTTACATAGTACAGCAATAATATCATCTGCTTCAGCACTATAGGTTTCTACAACTTTGTATGGCAGAAACTCATTGACTTCTGATTTGATGTCATTGAGCAATCCAAAAATCTTATCCCAATCTTTGTTATCTGATTCTCTACCTTTCCTACGACCTGCTTTATATTGTGGGAATACATCTCTACGCCAACAATTTTTAGAATCGTATGTTATGACTACTTCACCATACTTTTCATTAAACATATTACGATATAGCCGTACTGAATTTAATATCATATGTCTGACCATTTCTTCATCTAACTGATTGTCATTCATATTCAAATGCATCATTACAGATGCAATTGTAATCTGGTTCATGTCAATTAATATCATATTAAATCCCTACAGTAAATTAGAAAGGGTGGCACTTATTTTTTCGGAGGCCACCCCCACTAAATTTTTTACTTCTAAGAAGCGTATCCTACGCCGTTTCCATAAAGTGCTTTGATTCCAGCAGCGATGATTGTTTTATCAGCCTTGCCGTTCATTAGTACAGCACCTACACCAGCATTAATAATTGCCTGTGTTGGTTCACCCATTCTATAGGAAGTACCTTTAGCATCTTTGTTAGTATAAATCATGTAACCTTGACTTCTTAGTTTGTCCACCATTGCTTGTGGTGAAGTTAGGTCAAATGTGTTTCTTAATGTTTTCCAAGTAACTGTTTTACCAGCTTCAAATGCATTAATAACTCGTTGTGTCTTTGATAGTTTCTTTCTACCCATGTTATAATCTCCTATGATTATTAAATTTTAAGTTGACTAATTTTATGCCTCTAATAGTCATATCGGCAATTACTTTGTGTAATTCTTTATTCATCTTTTTCATCTTCTTCTTCTTTAAGAAGTCTTAATTCTTCTTTTTCTTCATCAGAAAGTTTATTCAAAACATCAATATCTGATTTAAACTCTACCTCAACTTCATCTTCTTCACTTTCTATTATTTCACTAACCATTTCTATAACATCTGCCAAGAGTGGTGAATCAAATCTAGAATAATGTAAGTCTATACCATCTTCTGTTTCTTTTCTTTCTGGTGACATTATCTGTTCAATAAATCCTTGTATGATATGTGGTAGACCTTCTTGTCTTGATAAAGTACCTTTAATTACTTCTGACAAAAAACCTACATCTAATATAAACTGTTCGTCTGCAATGTCATAACCATTTTCACTAAAAGTGTGTATCATCTGAACCATAACATTCTCAGTCATTGCATCAATCTTAGCAAGTTTTTCTTTCATCTGTAACTGAGAATTATTTCTGTCTAATTCTCTATCATACTTTTGTTTAATCCATGTTGTAGTGTTCTTATCGTACTTGTTAGATACAGGTTCAGAGCCCCATGGGCCATAGATAACATTATCCACATCATTGTCCTTTTCATCTGTCATGTTATAATTTTATTCTCAACTGGCACAACTGCACCAATGTAATTTAAATAGTTTTCTTTTATTTCTGGTTTAGGTTCATTAACAATAATAATATTATTTTCTTTAATACTCATTTCTTCATTTTCTGCAAATGGAATAAATGGTGAAAAGTATAATTTAGTTTCTGCACCTTCGCCTGGATTTTGTGCCATTGGTATTAGTACAAAAGGTTTTGATATTGTAGTTATACTCTCATCTGAGTATGTAACTTCTGCAACTATATCTTCACCTGTTGTCAATCTTAATAATTTTACATTCATTACGATATCCTTTTTCTGTTAATTCTTTTTCTCGGTTGATGTGGGCCTGGTGTTTCAGCAAACTTTCTCAACCACCTTTGTTTACCAGCAGCTTTTGCCAGTCTTTTCTTTTCACTTTTTTTAGTGTGAAATTGTCTTTCATGAAAATCGTTTAATCTACCATCCTCTAAAACTTTCTTTTTAAATATTCGTAGTGATTTATTAAAATCATCACCAACAGATACATTTAATCCTTTGGATTCTTCTTTCTTAATCTGTTTCTTATTAAACTTTTTTTTCTGTTCATTACGAACTTGAAAGTTTGGTCTAGGTTTGTTTGAATTAGTTTTCAATCTACATATTCCTCAAAATAAATACTGTTTGTCATTTTATAAACTACTGTTAGTGCATCATACTTGTCTTTTATATTTACATCAGCTAATTCAGTTAACAGTCTTAGATTATTTTCTAGTATTTCTAAAGCGTCATCTTCTGTAATGTCACCACCTAATATCTTAGTAGCGACAGTTGATAAAATTGTATCTGCATCATTCATTACGCCGCCTCCAACATTGACATTGGAACTCTGTAATTCCCACCAGAATCTAAAGTAACCACAGCATTTTTTTGTAATATTCTTACTATCACGCCTGGTGTTTTCTTAGTTTTTTGTACCATGAAAACCTTCATGCCTGGTTTAAATGTCATCTTTCCGTTCATAACCATCAACTCACGAGCTAAATCCATAACCTCATTCAGTCCAGAATTGTCTAGTTTCTTCATTTCATTCATTAGTGTTTTATTCATAATCTCTAACCTCTCTTTTATCAATTTATGGGACCAGTATAACAGCCCCGAACATATATTGTCAACCCCTAATTTAGATATAGTGGGCCTGTCCATTCTATAGGGTACATACCATCTATTACATTCCCTCTGGCTCTGTTTAGTGCTGGAGCATTCCAACTAGCAGCTTTCAATACATCACCTTTTTTGAAATGTTTGTAATCTTCTTTAAGAACAAAAGCAGTAACAGAATTTTTCCTTACAACTTTTAAATACTTTCTACCCTCTGTAACTTTGTAATTATCTGGGGTATCTGTACCATAACCTGTTTCATTATAGTCTTCTATCATTGCTTCTATCATATATTTAGCGCCTTCTTCTAAAGAACTTGCCGGTTTAACTGATTTCATATTTACCTCTCTTTTCTCAATTTATGTAACCATTATAACAGCCTCAAACACCCT